ATAGGGTTGCCAAGTCGTCAGCGTTGCACTCTCCCCATCCCTTGAGACGAGTGATCGTGTACTGCTTGCACTTCGCATCTCTCATCTTTCTCTCGACTTCGTTACGCGTCATGCCATAAGCACGATAGCTTGCGCCATTTGCGACAAATAGAGGAGCATCGATCGTATAGACATGGCCGTTCTTGATCAGATCAGGCATGTACTTAATCACAAATGTTAAAATTAAGTTACAAATATGGTCTCCGTCACTGTCCTTATCCACCATAATTATCAGCTTACCGAATCGGAGATTGCTCTCGTTGTAATTCTCGAGGATTCCGCAGCCGAGAGCCGCAGTCAAGTCCTTGATCTCTCTGTTCCCTTCTTTCTCTGCGCCCTTCTTGTTCGATCCGAACAGATCAGCAGCAGAAGCTCTAGCTGAGTTGATGATCTTTCCACGAAGCTTCAGACAGGCTTGGAATCCCTCACGAGCTTGCTTGAAGTGACCACCAGCAGAGTCGCCCTCGACGACGAACATCTCTAGGTCGTCGACGTTCCGGTACTTGCGTCTGTCAGCGTCAGAGAATTTCTCGGAGATGTATCGTGCAGCGTTGTTGATGTTCTTCAGGCCCTTCAAGAGATCCTTGTCGGCCTTCATCTTCTCCTTCTTCTCGTACATCTCCTCAGCATACTTGACGATACGGTCTAGCAGACTCTTGTTCTTCTTGAAGAAGCGCCGTAGAGGCTGCTCTAAGAGTCTCATCACGTCATCCTTAGCCTCTGCAGAGGTGAGCTCGTTCTTCGTCTGAGACTGGTACTGCGGCTCTGCCATCTTGTAGTGGATAGCGCCTACCATGCCTTCGAGAATGTCGTCGTTAGCGATGGGCTTCTTAGAGTTCTCTTTGACGATGTCACAGATGATCTTCTTGAACCCAGCCAAGTGAGTTCCGCCCATGTCAGTGTAGACGATGTTGACGTATGACTTGAACGAGCATCCGTCTTTCTTAGTGAAAGCGATAGCAGCGTCGATAGTCTCTTCAGTGTAAGAGAAGACATATTCGTACTGCTTTCCGTCGCAGACTAGCTCAGTCAGACCCTTCTCGCTGTAGTACTCAGTCTCCTGTCCGTCGACGATGAGCTTGATGCGAAGCTTGGGACACAGGTACTGAATGTCTCTCAGCTCTCGCTTGAGGCGTGCGATGTCCATCTCGATCCCGTCTTTGAAGATCTGAGAGTCTGGCTTGAACTGGACGATAGTCCCGTTCTTCTTGACGCAGCTCTTGAACTCTGGAGGGATAGAAGCAGGTGACACTGAGCCATCAGGAATTCCGTGCTTGAACTTCTGACACATCCACGTCTTAGACTTGTTGTTGTTCGAGAATGCTACTAGCCACTCAGACAGAGCGTTAGTTCCTTTGTTTCCGATTCCGTTCTTTCCAGCAGAGATTTTGTAAGCGTCTTGGTCGAACTTTCCGCCAGCATGAAGCTGTCCGAACACGAGGAAGAGAGCAGACTTTCCAGTCTTCTCGTTTATCTCAGTCGGAATGCCTCGTCCGTTGTCGATAACTGTACAGACGGCTGTCTTAGTGTCGTAGAATACGTAGACCTTGTCGTTGTGACCGCACAGGTACTCGTCGAGCGAGTTGTCTAGGATCTCTCTGAGGCACCTGTATAGCGCTGGAGCGAACTTTCCTGTAGTAGCTCCCATGTACATGTCCGGACGCTTTCTGACGTTCTCTGGGTACTGCAGCGCCTCGATCGCGTTAGCGTCGTATACCTTAGACATTTAAGTCCTCCGGCTTCTTTCCGCTGATAGTCTTAGCGTAAGATCTGAGATTCTCTATGACTTGCTTATAAGTGTCAGCTTCTAGAAGCGATACGCTTCCAGAGAACTCTTCTTGACCGTAGTCTCCTTCTGCGTGAACTGCCTGAAAGATAGCCATCATAGCTGCCTTGATGCAGACTATCTCTTCGACGTCTATGTACTTCTGAATCTTCTTCTCGATCTCTAGCCTAGTAGCGTCGCTAGCTACTGAGACCCAGTCCATCTTCTGACAGTCTGCAGCGTAGCGGTCCATGTACCAAGCAGCCTTCTCTACATCTTCAGAAGGTTTCTCCTTGGTTCTGTATCTAGCGAGATACTTGAAGGCGTTTCCGAGATCGAATCCGAGAAAGGAAGTGATCTCTATGACTTCTACACCAGTCTTGCTGCTCGTGTAGTGCTTAGGATGATTGACACGGTCGTACTTCTGATCCATTCTCTAAAGCTCCTATCTTCTTGTTTTCGTATCTATATCTCTAAATCATTCCGTCTAAGTCATACTTCTTGGCTTCAGTCTTCATCTTCTTGTTTCGAGCTGCAGCGATAGCCATTCTCTTCTCTTCTTCGATCTTTCTCTTGATCTCGGCGTTGCGGTCGAGCGCCCACATGACTCTGTAGGGAACGATGATCGCGATAGCGAGACCCAGAGTAGCGAAGAAGTACGGGCAGATTAGTCGTATGAAGCTAGCTGCTGTGTCGCCGAATAGACCGCAGCCAGTTAAGACTGCTAGGTAGAGAGACACAATTATCAGTGTCGATATGATGTACTTCTTCTTCATGACTAGATTCCGAACATTCCAGATCTAGACATTCCGTTAGCCTGGTCAGATACGTTCTCGAGGAACTCGTCAGCGTGTTCGCCGTCTTCGAGCACCATGATGATCTCTGGCTCCTTGCAGACCCAGACGTCCTTCTTCTCGCCGTCCTTCTCGTAGTTGAGGTGGAGAGCAGCGATGTTGTTGATGATGACACGATCTCCTTCCTTTACGTTGGGAGGTCTGCGCTGGCCGTCTGGATAGTAGCGTCCTGGACCAGTCTTGATGACTGTGCCTTCGACCAGGCCGATAGTCTTGTGCTCTTCTGGGATGTAGATGCCCTTGATCTGGGTCTTCTTGGGAACTTCGATTGCAATCTTGTCGTCTACGATGATCATAGTTGACTCCTATAGTAGTTTTCTGAATATAGAATTTATAGAGTGATGAGAAATTCGGACTTGTCTAGCTTGCGCTTAGGGGGCTTGTCTGGACTTCCTACCGAATTGTTGAGCGCTAGGATCGTCTTCCCGAGCACCTTGTACTCTCTCTTGAACTGCTCGTGAAGATGACCGTAGTGCCAGATCGTTCTCTCAGCGCTGAGCTTTCTGAGAACCTTCGAGCCGTCGAACGTGCTCAGCCCGTAGTCTAGACCCTGTTCGATCAGCTTCTTGTCCTTCTCGACTAGCTGCTTAGGTCCAAAGTGCGTCATGACTACGTCCGTCAGAGTAGAAGCGCTCTCTGCTATTACGCTGTTCTCATAAGACGCTATCTCGCTGAGATCAGTCGACCATCCTAGCTTGAATCTCTGACAGTCTGAGCTCGACTTCCACTTCTCGATAGAGGATTCTCTGTCGCTGGAAGCAGACAGATCAGCGTACCCCATGCCTCCTAGAACACTTACTCCTTCGAAGAGAGCATCTCTTCCCTTCAGGATCGACAGCATGTCTACCTTCTTTCTCTCGTCGAAAGTCGCAGTGTGCAGGAACGTCTCGATTCGCTCTCTCTTGTCGTAGCTCGTTCCTCTCTTCATGTCTTCGTCTGATAGTCTGAGCTCGTGATTTCCGTAGACGTAGAATATGTGTCTATACATATCCTTGAGAACCATGAACGTGCAGTATATGGCGTTTACAGAGCACGCTACGTCTCCTGCGAGGAATAGACAGTCTGCTGGAATGCACCACTTCTCTAGAAGCTTCCTGTACTTGGCTGTGCTAGTCGAAGTCGCTCTAGCGTCAGTCCACTGGTCTATATGAAGGTCGTTGATGAAGAATCCGGTCATAGTTCCTAGATAGCTAGCTCATCGCATGACTTCCAGTTGTCTGGATCAGAGGCTTTGAGCTTGCACAAGTTGATAAGTCTCTTCTTCGCTAGTTATGTCTACGAATCGACTTTCTTGATCTTGAACGATCCAGTAGACTCCAGTAGCTGGTAAGCAGTTAGAAACTTCATAAACTCTACACGAGCTTTTTCACGATTAGCCAAACGCCGGTGGTCTCATAAGTCTTCGGATGGCGGCTGACCTTCATTCCGATGCCGTGGTTGCTGAAGTAGTTCTCACGACCAGAAAACTCGTTAAGATCATTCGCATCGACTTGGAAGTTCTTTATCTTGACCATGTTGTCGTAGATCTGCTTCATCTTATCCAGGTCGCCATTCTCGTAGTTTCTCTTTAGGCCGACTAGATAGTCATATAGCTTTCCGTAGTCGAGATATTTGTGCACTTCCTTCGTATCGCTCTTGTCTACATGCGCTTTCAGATTGAGAAGAGCAGTAGCCCCTGCGTATGCCTTCTTCGCATCAAAAGAAGATCCAAATCCGAAAAGACCTTCGTTTACGACTTCGATTCCAGCTTCATCGAGAATTTCTAGCGCATCTCTGAGTTTCATAGTAGATATTCCTCTCTTTTTATTCTATTTATACCTATCGCTTCTTCGATTCAGCGAGCTCATCCTCTACAATGTCGCTCCAGCGCATCTTGAGATAGTCGATTTCGGACTGATCGATGTCCTTAGCGTACTCTCTAGCCTTCTCCTTCGTGTAGAACAGCTCCTTCATAATGCATCCGAGCAGAACTTCGTCCTCTACGAGATCTGACTTCTTGTATATTGGACTGTTGAAATAGTGCTTCTGACGCTTGAGCGTGCAGCACATGAGATCGTAGAAGTCCTTGTCAGAGAGCTCTAGCGTCGATATGAAGCTGAATATCTGAAGATACTCTTCGTAAGTCGACAGCCATCTTAGTATGACCCACTGGTTCATCGCTTCTCTCTCCTCTTCGGAGAGCAGCTCCCACGAGCGCTTGTCTCCGCCCATG